ACTGGTTGTCTGGAGATTCAGGGGGCCAGTCTACGGACATTTTCTGCCTGTGGACCAGGAAAGTGCACGGGTGCTTTCCACTCCCATGAAGCCCGGCAATCCGCGCAGATACAGTAATAAACGAACTGACAGCAGTAAGATGGAGCGTTTCTTTTGAACAACCAGACAATGACTTTTACCCCTGAACAATTGCGTAAACACGCGCAGGAAATGCTGCGTCATGCTGAACAACTCGAAAAAACGGGCATAACAAAAGACGCTATCCGTAAAGATATGGTACCCGCGCTTCGGGAACTGATGCAGGCGAAGCATCGCGCACAGAAAGCAGTAGATGAGCTGGTGGACTGTGTGGCAGAGCTGGAAACCAGAGTCGGAAAGTTTGAAAAACTGGTGCAGGAGGTGCTGCGCTGATGCGCCATGAGTTTATTTTACCTTATCCGCCGACGGTGAATACTTACTGGCGACGTCGTGACAACACATATTTTGTATCAAAAGCCGGTGAGCGTTATCGCCGGGATGTGGCGCTTATTGTCCGTCAGCAGCGACTGAAATTAAGCCTGTCCGGAAGACTGGCGATAAAGATTATTGCAGAGCCACCGGATAAGCGCCGTCGTGACCTGGACAATATCCTGAAAGCACCACTGGATGCACTGACACATGCGGGAGTGTTAATGGACGATGAGCAGTTTGATGAAATCAATATCGTTCGTGGTCAGCCAGTATCTGGTGGACGTCTGGGGGTGAAGATTTACCCCATAATGCATGAAGAGCAGGTCAAAAAATGAAACTGGAAGATTTACCGAAATACTACTCCCCAAAATCCCCTTGCCTGACCGATGCATCGGCCTCAACGTCAAAAGATGCGCTGAGTATCACTGATGTGATGGCCGCGCAGGGCATGACACAGAATCGGGCTGAGATGGGGTTTTCTGCGTTCCTGGGGAAAATGGGCATCAGTATGAATGACAGGGCGCGGGCAACAGAATTACTGGCAGATTATGCACTCAGTCGGTGCGATCGTGTGGCGGCGTTGAGAAAACTTCCGGCAGAAATAAAACCGGTAGTGATGCGCATTATGGCTTCGTACGCTTTTGAGGATTATGCCCGCAGCGCAGCGAGTAAAAAGCAGTGCCCTTGTTGCTATGGGGAAAAATTTATTGAAAGCGTAGTTTTTACAAACAAGGTCCAGTATCCGGATGGTAAGCCGCCGGTATGGGCAAAGTGTACGAAAGGTGTGTATCCGTCTTACTGGGAAGAATGGAAAAAAGTCAGGGAGGTGGTAAAAGTTGCCTGTCCGGAGTGTGGCGGAAAGGGTGAGGTTTCCACCGCCTGTAAGGATTGCCGTGGGCGTGGTGTCGCCATTCATCGTGAAGAGTCGGTAAAACGTGGTATGCCTGTTATCAGAGACTGCCAGCGTTGTGGTGGTCGTGGCTATGAAAGACTACCATCAACGGAGGCATTTAATGCTATATGCGAGGTGACAAACCAGATAACACGCGCGTCATGGGAAAAAACAGTTAAGAAATTCTATGATGCGCTGGTGACTCGGTTTGATATTGAAGAAGCATGGGCTGAGCGGCAGTTAAAAAAGGTAACTAGGTTGATTTTTCCGGAATCTGTGGTAAATTCGTCATAACTATGGGCGTTTTATGCCTGACGTTAGAAGAGTTTCTACAACCCGCCGCCGAGCGGGTTTTTTATTGCGGAATTAATTACGGACCGTTATTATTCTGCTCCCGGCCCTTTAGCTCAGTGGTGAGAGCGAGCGACTCATAATCGCCAGGTCGCTGGTTCAAATCCAGCAAGGGCCACCATCACAAACCGCCATTAGCTTATCAGGAAGAGCAGACGACACGATAACAGGGTTGTTGGTGCGGGGGCGGGTCCCCGATGGCGGTCCATTATCGGTATTCAGCGTTGTTAGCTCAGCCGGACAGAGCAATTGCCTTCTAAGCAATCGGTCACTGGTTCGAATCCAGTACAGCGCGCCATATTCATTCTTCCAGATTCCTTCCGGCAGAGCCTTATACTGAAATATACCTGGCTCAGGATATTGTTGAAAATATTTTATGTTTGTCAAAAATAAAAGTTCTGTTAAGTATTGATTGAGTGTTTGTTATACGGTCTAATGGTTTTTTCAGCATTAAATATTTATCATTCATATGGTGTGGGTAGAGTGAATATTGATGAGGCGTCGGGGTGTTTCATCCTTAGGCAGCGTATTGATATAGTCAATGCAGCACGAGCAAAGGCCTTCAGCCGTTTGACAGTTTTGTTCTGTACTCCTGATCGTCTTTCGGGAAGAGACGTTATTATTCTGAATAGTGATGCTATACAGAGGGTTTGCGATGAGTTCATGGTTGCTAATTCAGAATTATTTGCTCTTGTTCAGGAGTACAACAGAATAGCCAGGACCTGTGGTATGGATGAACTTCGGATTACTCATCTGGGGTAGATACATATCTGGATTATCACCTGTTACGGTAAAAAGTGATTGCTTACTGTTTTTGTGAATGGCATTGCAGCAGCCGGATAATGTCAGTGCTGGCTGACGGTGTGCTGGTGGCGGGTGTGGTGGTTGTTGCTTTCCCGTTGCTGAAAAAGAAAACGCCAGACTGTTAGCCGGGTATCAGTTAGCGGGAGAAATTTTTAAATACTTCACAATTCAGGCGGTTGACTGTTGTCTGGTTTGCGGGGAGTTTGTTAAAAGAAACTGGCATGGTGAATCCCCCTGTGCGGAGGGGCAATCAGCGAGTAGGTATATGGGANTCCAGTATCCGGATGGTAAGCCGCCGGTATGGGCAAAGTGTACGAAAGGTGTGTATCCGTCTTACTGGGAAGAATGGAAAAAAGTCAGGGAGGTGGTAAAAGTTGCCTGTCCGGAGTGTGGCGGAAAGGGTGAGGTTTCCACCGCCTGTAAGGATTGCCGTGGGCGTGGTGTCGCCATTCATCGTGAAGAGTCGGTAAAACGTGGTATGCCTGTTATCAGAGACTGCCAGCGTTGTGGTGGTCGTGGCTATGAAAGACTACCATCAACGGAGGCATTTAATGCTATATGCGAGGTGACAAACCAGATAACACGCGCGTCATGGGAAAAAACAGTTAAGAAATTTTATGATGCGCTGGTGACCCGGTTTGATATTGAAGAAGCATGGGCTGAGCGGCAGTTAAAAAAGGTAACTAGGTAACAAGGTTGATTTTTCCGGAATCTGTGGTAAATTCGTCATAACGATGGGCGTTTTATGCCTGACGTTAGAAGAGTTTCTACAACCCGCCGCCGAGCGGGTTTTTTATGACTGAAATCGCGTCAGTACAGTAAACGCGCTGGTGGCGGTGAATACCTGTCTTTCAGCTTGCTGGCTTTTTCGACAAGAGTTATTGGTGTGTCACGTTAACCGGAAAAGGAAAAGACATGCTAAAACAGCAGGATATGACAGAAACCGCCAGAGTGGTGTTTAATGAATTAAGCGTTACCGAACCGGCGACAGTCGGGGAGATAGCGCAGAATACTTACCTTTCACGCGAACGCTGCCAGTTAATACTGACCCAGCTGGTTATGGCGGGTCTGGCAGACTATCAGTTCGGTTGTTACAGACGCCTTCCGCAGTGAAGGCTTTTTTATTTGTGGTAAATGGGCGGCTGGTGGGTGTTAGGGGCACCCACCAGCCATCTGCTCATGCGTTGGGTTCACAAGCAAACCTCAGGCCCACTGCTTTGCGCAAAAGCAGAATGAGCCTATCAGAGACAGGCTTAATGATCCATGCTTAATACTGTAAAAATATCCAGTTGTGAGTTAATCAACGCCGACTGCCTGGAATTTATCCGGTCGTTACCCGAAAATTCTGTTGACCTGATAGTCACGGACCCGCCGTACTTTAAAGTGAAGCCTGAGGGCTGGGATAACCAGTGGAAGGGCGACGATGATTACCTGAAGTGGCTGGACCAGTGTCTGGCGCAGTTCTGGCGGGTGCTGAAACCTGCCGGAAGTCTTTACCTGTTCTGTGGTCATCGCCTGGCATCTGATATCGAAATCATGATGCGTGAACGCTTCAGTGTGCTGAACCATATTATCTGGGCGAAGCCGTCCGGACGCTGGAACGGATGCAACAAGGAAAGCCTGCGGGCGTATTTCCCCGCCACAGAGCGCATTCTGTTCGCGGAACATTATCAGGGGCCGTATCGTCCGAAAGATGCCGGGTATGCGGCGAAGGGCAGTGCACTGAAACAGCATGTGATGGCCCCGCTGATTTCTTACTTTCGTGATGCGCGAGCTGCCCTGGGGATAACGGCAAAACAGATTGCAGATGCCACAGGAAAGAAAAACATGGTGTCGCACTGGTTCAGTGCCGGTCAGTGGCAGTTGCCGAATGAAAGCGATTATCTGAAATTACAGGCGCTGTTTGCCCGGGTGGCAGAAGAGAAGCATCGGCGTGGTGAACTGGAAAAGCTCCACCACCAGCTGGTGGATACGTATACCTCACTGAACCGGCAGTATGCGGAGCTGCTGAGTGAATATAAACATCTGCGGCGGTATTTTGGCGTGACGGTGCAGGTGCCGTATACCGATGTGTGGACGCATAAACCGGTGCAGTTCTATCCCGGGAAACATCCGTGCGAAAAACCGGCAGAAATGCTGCAGCAGATAATCAGCGCTAGCAGTCGTCCGGGTGACCTGATTGCAGATTTTTTCATGGGGTTGGGTTCGACAGTGAAAGCGGCACTGGCGCTCGGGCGTCGTGCAATTGGCGTTGAGCTGGAGACTGAACGTTTTGAGCAGACGGTTCGGGAAGTACAGGATTTAGTCAGCCAGAACGGATGATATTGAAGAATTAATTACGCGTCGTTATTATGCGGCTCCCGGCCCTTTAGCTCAGTGGTGAGAGCGAGCGACTCATAATCGCCAGGTCGCTGGTTCAAATCCAGCAAGGGCCACCATCACATACCGCCATTAGCTCATCAGGAAAGAGCGCCAGCCTTCGAAGCTGGCTGCGCGGGGTTCAAGTCCCCGATGGCGGTCCATTATCTGCATCATGCGTTGTTAGCTCAGCCGGACAGAGCAATTGCCTTCTAAGCAATCGGTCACTGGTTCGAATCCAGTACAGCGCGCCATATTCATTCTTCCAGATTCCTTCCGGCAGAGCCTTATACTGAAATATACCTGGCTCAGGATATTGTTGAAAATATTTTATGTTTGTCAAAAATAAAAGTTCTGTTAAGTATTGATTGAGTGTTTGTTATACGGTCTAATGGTTTTTTCAGCATTAAATATTTATCATTCATATGGTGTGGGTAGAGTGAATATTGATGAGGCGTCGGGGTGTTTCATCCTTAGGCAGCGTATTGATATAGTCAATGCAGCACGAGCAAAGGCCTTCAGCCGTTTGACAGTTTTGTTCTGTACTCCTGATCGTCTTTCGGGAAGAGACGTTATTATTCTGAATAGTGATGCTATACAGAGGGTTTGCGATGAGTTCATGGTTGCTAATTCAGAATTATTTGCTCTTGTTCAGGAGTACAACAGAATAGCCAGGACCTGTGGTATGGATGAACTTCGGATTACTCATCTGGGGTAGATACATATCTGGATTATCACCTGTTACGGTAAAAAGTGATTGCTTACTGTTTTTGTGAATGGCATTGCAGCAGCCGGATAATGTCAGTGCTGGCTGACGGTGTGCTGGTGGCGGGTGTGGTGGTTGTTGCTTTCCCGTTGCTGAAAAAGAAAACGCCAGACTGTTAGCCGGGTATCAGTTAGCGGGAGAAATTTTTAAATACTTCACAATTCAGGCGGTTGACTGTTGTCTGGTTTGCGGGGAGTTTGTTAAAAGAAACTGGCATGGTGAATCCCCCTGTGCGGAGGGGCAATCAGCGAGTAGGTATATGGGATAATCGCGGATTCAGGTGCTGGTACTGAATTCACCGGGAGGCACCCGGCACCATGCAATGGCACATAGCGCCACTCTCCAGCCCCTCTCCGGAGGGGCTGTTTATATTGATTTTGTCAGATGTGANGGTGGGTGTTAGGGGCACCCACCAGCCATCTGCTCATGCGTTGGGTTCACAAGCAAACCTCAGGCCCACTGCTTTGCGCAAAAGCAGAATGAGCCTATCAGAGACAGGCTTAATGATCCATGCTTAATACTGTAAAAATATCCAGTTGTGAGTTAATCAACGCCGACTGCCTGGAATTTATCCGGTCGTTACCCGAAAATTCTGTTGACCTGATAGTCACGGACCCGCCGTACTTTAAAGTGAAGCCTGAGGGCTGGGATAACCAGTGGAAGGGCGACGATGATTACCTGAAGTGGCTGGACCAGTGTCTGGCGCAGTTCTGGCGGGTGCTGAAACCTGCCGGAAGTCTTTACCTGTTCTGTGGTCATCGCCTGGCATCTGATATCGAAATCATGATGCGTGAACGCTTCAGTGTGCTGAACCATATTATCTGGGCGAAGCCGTCCGGACGCTGGAACGGATGCAACAAGGAAAGCCTGCGGGCGTATTTCCCCGCCACAGAGCGCATTCTGTTCGCGGAACATTATCAGGGGCCGTATCGTCCGAAAGATGCCGGGTATGCGGCGAAGGGCAGTGCACTGAAACAGCATGTGATGGCCCCGCTGATTTCTTACTTTCGTGATGCGCGAGCTGCCCTGGGGATAACGGCAAAACAGATTGCAGATGCCACAGGAAAGAAAAACATGGTGTCGCACTGGTTCAGTGCCGGTCAGTGGCAGTTGCCGAATGAAAGCGATTATCTGAAATTACAGGCGCTGTTTGCCCGGGTGGCAGAAGAGAAGCATCGGCGTGGTGAACTGGAAAAGCTCCACCACCAGCTGGTGGATACGTATACCTCACTGAACCGGCAGTATGCGGAGCTGCTGAGTGAATATAAACATCTGCGGCGGTATTTTGGCGTGACGGTGCAGGTGCCGTATACCGATGTGTGGACGCATAAACCGGTGCAGTTCTATCCCGGGAAACATCCGTGCGAAAAACCGGCAGAAATGCTGCAGCAGATAATCAGCGCTAGCAGTCGTCCGGGTGACCTGATTGCAGATTTTTTCATGGGGTTGGGTTCGACAGTGAAAGCGGCACTGGCGCTCGGGCGTCGTGCAATTGGCGTTGAGCTGGAGACTGAACGTTTTGAGCAGACGGTTCGGGAAGTACAGGATTTAGTCAGCCAGAACGGATGATATTGAAGAATTAATTACGCGTCGTTATTATGCGGCTCCCGGCCCTTTAGCTCAGTGGTGAGAGCGAGCGACTCATAATCGCCAGGTCGCTGGTTCAAATCCAGCAAGGGCCACCATCACATACCGCCATTAGCTCATCAGGAAAGAGCGCCAGCCTTCGAAGCTGGCTGCGCGGGGTTCAAGTCCCCGATGGCGGTCCATTATCTGCATCATGCGTTGTTAGCTCAGCCGGACAGAGCAATTGCCTTCTAAGCAATCGGTCACTGGTTCGAATCCAGTACAACGCGCCACACTTATTTTCCCTGGCTCGCTTTTGCGGGCCTTTTTTTTAAATGTCTCACAATTCAGACGGTTGACAGTTGTCTGTTTTGCGGGGAGTTTGTTAAAAGAAACTGGCATGGTGAATCCCCCTGTGCGGAGGGGCAATCAGCGAGTAGGTATATGGGATAATCGCGGATTCAGGTGCTGGTACTGAATTCACCGGGAGGCACCCGGCATCATGCAATGGCACATAGCGCCACTCTCCAGCCCTCTCCGGAGGGGCTTTTCTGTGCCGGATACATCACAGTTTCTGGAACCTTAGGTACTACAGTATCAGTCAGGGTGCTATATTTTCAGATGTGATGAAAGCCTGTCAGCAGGCAGGGCGTATCGGAAATGACCCAGTAGAGAAAACGTTGACTCAGATACCGGTGCTGAGTTACCGGGAAACCGGCATCACATGACCGCTATCCTGAGGTGTACTGGCAATAGCGGACACTACCATTTGTTCTTTTTTTAAGCAGCCATCTGATGATATTTTTCCCTGAAGGCTGCCGGGGAGATATTCCCCAGACGAGAGTGACGACGCTGACGATTGTAGAAAATCTCAATGTATTCCCGTATTACTGAGATGGCTTCATCCCGGTTATTAAAACGATAGTGGCTCAGGCTCTCATTTTTCAGCGTTCCCCAGAAGCTTTCCATCGGAGCGTTGTCGTAACAGTTACCTTTACGCGACATTGATGTTTTCAGACCAGACTGCTCCTGTATGACCCGGTAATCGTATGCGCAGTACTGTGAACCTCGATCAGAGTGGTGGATTAGCCCGGCAGGTGGGCGCTGGCTCCTGAGCGCCATAAACAGGGCTTTACCTGTCAGCTCTTTTGTCATGCGCTCTCCCATGGCGTAGCCGACAATTTCGCACGTATAAACATCTTTGATGCCAGCGAGGTACAACCATCCCTCCTGTGTGGCAACATACGTCAGGTCCGCCACCCAGACCTGATTTGGTGCTGTAGGAGCGAACGTCTGGTTCAGCAGATTTGGCGCAACTGGCAGATTGTGGTTCGAGTTCGTAGTCGCTCTGAACTTGCGTTTCTGCTTACAGCGTAGCCTTAGCTCCTTACGAAGACGTGCCAGTCGGTCACGACCAACGATGATGCCATTCTCTGCCAGCTCCGTCTGGAGCCGCCGGGTTCCATATGTTTCGCGAGTGCGGATATGTGCCACCTTAATCTCCAGTTTTAGCCGCTCATCACTTTGTTTTCTGTCTGAGGGTTCATGCTGTACCCAGTTGTAATAACCGCTCCTGGATACACCAAATACCTGACACATCGCTTCAATGGGAAATTGTTGTCGCCATTGTTCGATTAACGCGTATTTTTCAGCGACTCCTGTGCAAAATACGCTGTTGCTTTTTTTAATATATCTCGCTCAAGGCGAGCTTCATTTAACGCCTTACGCAGTTGCAGAATTTCAGATTCCAGTTCAGCCACCGTGCGGGAACCAGGAGTACCGAGCCCTTTTCTGGCGGCGGTAACCCATTGTCCTAAAGTGCCTTCAGGAAGAGATAATCGGGAAGCGCCTTCACTGATCGAAAGTTGATTTTCA